CGCCTGGACATGCGTCTGGATGCACTGGAAAGGCGTGTTTCTGACATAGAAGACAGGGATGTCAACAATAAACAGGAATACGCAAGGTTAGTTAAGAGGCGGGGCGAGACACCCCGAAAGGAGTAAGGCGAGATGCCAGAAGATTTAAAGCAAGAAGAAAACGAACAGCCAACCCAAACATTTGAGGACTGGCTCAGTGAGCATGAGGACGTAAAGCCGCTGTATGAGGCGCACACCCAGGGACTGAAGAGCGCATTAGATACCGAGCGGGCAGCACGGAAGGACCTGGAAAAACAGTTGAGAGGACTGGCTAAAACGGCTGAAGCGGGAAGCGAAGCCCAGAAGCAACTGACCGAAACTGCCGATAAACTGGCGTCCATTGAGCGCCAGAACAAGTTTTACGATGCCGCACATGCTGCGGGCGTCAGGAATTTGAAACTCGCATGGATCGCTGCCCAGGAATTTATGGACGGTGACGGCGATGTCAAACTTGATGCCATGAAAAAGGCCTATCCAGAATTATTCACCTCACAACAAAAGGTGAACGTGAACGCTGGGGACGGGCTGCAGAATCAGCAAGCGCCGATGGACATGAACGCGATCATCCGGCGCGCAGCGGGCAGGCAGTGATCCTGCCAGGAGGTGGATATTGAGTTATCCGGAATTTAGAAAATCAGAGACCGTTACCGTTGCAGCGGGTCAGTCACTATCAGGATCGTCTGGCAGTCTTGCCGGGCGGGTGCTGGTGGCGGCGATCACTGCGTCCACATGGGATGCGGCAAAACTGTCATTCCAGGCCAGCCTTGACGGAACGAACTGGTTTGTTGTGACATACAAAGGCACTGAATACGAAACCGTTGCGGTGACCGCTGCGAAATACGTCGCACTGGACCCGGAGGTCTTTTACGGTGCCAAATACATCAAAGTGCAGTCGGGTATATCCACGTCTGCAACCAACCAGGTTGACGCGACCATCGTTACGCTGGTCAGTCGGCCTATCTAAAACATAAGTGAGGTTTTAACATGCCATACAATTCTTTAGTCGGACGAACCGATATTGATTCCATGGTCCCAGCTCCAGTTTCACAGGACGTTGTGAAACAGATCGTCGAGACCAATCCCCTGTTCAGCCTTGCCAAGCGCCTGCCTGATATGAGTTCCTACACTTATACCATGCCCGTGATGAGCGCGCTGGCATTGGGCTATTTCGTTTCCGGTGACACTGGTCTCAAACAGACCACCGAAGTCAACTGGGAAGACAAATACGTGACCGCCGAAGAGGTGGCCGTGATCGTTCCTATTCCTGAATCCGTGCTCAATGATTCCAATTTTGACATCTGGGCACAGGTCAAGCCGGAATTGATCGCTGCATTCAACACCACGATCGCCCGCGCTGTGTTCTACGGAACCAACATCCCGGCATCATGGACCACCAACCTGGGCGCGGCTGGTATTCTGGCCGGCTCAACCGCTGCAGGCCATACCCTGTCTCTGGCTGCGTATGCTGACGCATACGAAGCCATCCTGGGTGAGACCGCTGCCGGCGTTGATGGTATCTTCATGAGCGTTGAAGCGGATGGCTTTGCGGTCAACGGCAACATTGGTCACCAATCTGTGCGCGGTATCCTGCGCAACACCCGAGATAGCAATGGCAACCCGATCTTCTCAAAGGACGGGGCTGGTTATTTGCTCGACGGTTCACCGATCTACTTCCCGCTGGATGGTTCAGTGGTTGCAGGTTCAAGCCTGATGATCTCCGGACAATGGGATCAGCTGGTGTACTCGATCCGCCAGGATATGAGCTACAAGATCCTCGACCAGGCCGTGATCCAGGATGCCGGTGGCAACATCGTCTACAACCTGGCACAGCAGGACATGGTTGCCTTACGGGCTGTGATGCGCCTCGGTTTTGCACTGCCAAACCCGATCAACCGCGTCAACGAAACCGCTGCGACCCGGTTCCCATTCGCTGTTTTGACAGCATAACGTTGATTGTGTGAGGATCTGAAAGGGTCCTCACATGACAACAAAAGTGAGGTAAATTATGGGATTTTATCCAAAGAAACAAAAGTCAACAGTTGATTTGCAAAATACCACTTACTTGAACGGCACTGCCATAACTTCGGATGCGGCAGAGCTTAACATCCTGCACGGGGTAACATCCACTGCACATGACCTGAACCTACTGGATTCAAGCCAGCAGACTCTTGTAGCTGACGGCCCGATCACTGTAAAGAACGGGATTTGCAAGATCGCCAAGACCGTTGAAGGCGTTGTGGCTGCTACATTGGCTGACCCAACCGATATCACAGATGACCTGAAGCATCTGATCATCATATCTGGCCAGGCACAGGCCAACACGGTTACATCTGCCAGTTCGTTCGGTGGCGGTGGTGCTGGTGAGGACGTGATAACGTTCTCGGGCGCCATCGGCGACTCGGTCGAATTGATCGCTTGGGGTGGCAAGTGGTACATCATCGGTGGGCATCAGTTCACTGTTGCTTAATAAATAATTGCGGGGTGTAATTCCCTGCTTAAGGAGTAATAAGAATGTCTGAACAAAAAGGTTGTTTATACGGTGACTTGACCGCACTGCCTGCAGGCGGCGCTATGCTTGCCCTGCTCAACCCGGAAGGTGCTGATCTCTTGATCACCAATTTTGTGGTCCGCTCAACAGTTGTCTCAACTGGTGCTGCGACCATTGATGCTGGCGTTCATGCCACCGGCCTGACCAATGATGAATTGATCGATGGCCTGGACATCAACGCCGCCCTGGTTTGCGAGAGCAACCATGACCAGGTGACTGCTACTACTGTAGCAGAGCACGAGGTAGTTTGGCCTGCTGGGTCATATCTCGTCTGCTTTGGCTCAGCCGCAACCACAGGCTTTGTCGGCAAGTACTACGTCGAGTATATCCGGCTGTAAGCTAAGGAGCTGACATGGCTGCCAGTGTAACGGAAGTTGTCGCCTTACGGCGCATGATCGCTGAATCCACATCAACGACCTACTCAGATGATGATCTTGAGGACATCATCGAGGGGTACGCGGTGTTGGATTCTGAAGGGCATGCACCGGACGAGGATGATTGGACGGCGACCTATGACCTGAATGCTGCAGCTGCGCAAATATGGGAAGAGAAGGCTGCCGCGTTCATCGGATTGTATGACTTCAATGCAGACGGGGGCAGTTTCAACCGCTCCCAGATGTATGAGCAGGCGATGAAGATGGCGCGGCACTACCATTCCCGGAAACGCGTGAAGACGATCACGACAAGGCCAGAACCTAAACTGGACGCGGAAGAACTGGACGACGATGACAGCAACTAAAGCTTTTACGAGTGCGGAGCTGACAGGGTTACGAACAGCACATACGGATCACTATAACGACACTTGCCAGATTGGGATATTGAGTGAAAGCCAGGATACGTTTGGCTATCCCGTTCCCACATATAGCTATGGATCGGCGATCGCGTGTGGTTTCGACCCTACCGGTGGACGCGAGCGTGAAGCGAATGACAAGACCGTACTGCGGTCTGATGCACAGTTGCGACTGCCTATTGGGACCACGGTTTCACAGAAGGACCGGGTCAAGATCATCAGCCGGCATGGGGCAACCCTATCGCCGGCTGAGACCTACCAGGTCACGAGTATCGTGATGCGTGGGCCAAGCGGGTTATTGTTGGACCTGGTCAAGGTGGATGTGTAATGGCGAGCATGGAATTTGAATTCAAAGACATGCCCAAGTTCAAAGAGCGTCTGAAGTCTTTGCGTGAAGCAGCGGCTGAAGTGATGGGAAAAGCGGCGCTGGCTGGTGCTGAACTGGCTGAGGGTTACATCAAGGATAACATCCGGGACCATAAGCTGATCGATACATCGAACCTTATCGAAAACGTCAGAGCGAAGCTGGACAAGGCTGAAGGCCAGATGGCTGAGGCCAGTGTGGGTCCGAGGGGCGTGAAGTATGCGCGGATCCATGAGTACGGCGGGATCGTGAAGGCAAAGAACAAGCCATTCCTGGTATTCCAGACAAAAGATGGCGCCTGGCATTCTGTGAAGTCTGTGCACATCCCGGCAAGGCCATACATGAGGCCGGCGTTTGACGAACACGAACAGGACATCTCTGATGTTATGGCGCGGGTTATTGAGCGCAAGTTGAAAGAGGTTGGCAAGTGACACTGAACCTGGAAGAATCGATTTTCGATAAGCTGAGCAAGGATGCCACAGTCAAGGCACTGATCAGCACAAGGGTTTACCCGGTAAGGCTGCCACAGAACGTGACGCTGCCATGTGTGACCTACCAACGGATCAGCACGCCCAGGGTCCATACGCATGACAGTGCCGGCGGAACGGCACACCCCAGGATACAGATCACCTGCTGGGATGATGACCCCAAAGGATGCAAGGCTGTGGCTGACGCGGTGAGGGGATGCCTGGACGGGTTCAAAGGAACGCTGGGTGTTACCGGAGCAACGGTCTACGCTATTTTATCGGATGATGAGAACGCGGATTATGACCCGGAGAGCCAGATCTACTGGACGAATTTGGATTTTATTATCTGGCACGCGGAATAGTGATGCGTGCCTGGTCTCTGACTTCCCTTGAAGTCAGAGTACACCTGATGCAGGTTGAACCTGCTCAGGGTAGGAGGTTTACTTTATGGGAAAGATAGCTGCATTAACTACCAAGTTGATGGTTGGTGACGGTGGAGGTCCAGAGGCATTCACAGAGCTGGCCAACGTGACCAACATCAGCGGGCCAGGACTGGCGCTGGACACGGAAGACGTGACCACACACGACCAGGCATCCGCGTTTGAGGAAGTGGTGGCAACCATCCTGCGAACAGGTGAAATTACCCTGGACATCGTTTATGACCCGGATGACGGAACGCATGATGCGTCAACCGGTGTTCTGAATGATTACCAGGACAAGACATTGCGCAACTTCCAGATCCGGTTCCCAACCACAGGCAAGGTGCAATGGAGTTTCGCTGCTTATGTGACCGGGTTCCAGGAAGGCGCACCGGTTGGCGGTGCCTTGACTGCCAGCCTGTCATTGAAGATCTCAGGCGTACCTACGCTTGATGGGACATACGTATAACCTGTAGCGGAATGAGCTACAAGAACAAGTGAGGTAATTTATGGCAAAATATTCTGCTTTTGGATGTGCACTGAAACGAGGGGCAACTGCGATCGCAAATGTAACAAACATTTCCGGTCCCGGTTTGAGCCTGGATACTGAGGATGTAACATCCCACGATTCAACCGGTGGATGGGAAGAGGTGGTCGGGACGATCCTGCGCTCTGGCGAGGTGACCCTGGATATCGTGTACGATCCGGACAACGCGACCCATAAGTACG